GCTCCTGGGCCTCCAGCTCGGCGATCTGGGCCTTGGCCTGCTTGATGCGCACCTCGGCCTCGAACTTCTCCAGCTCCTTGGACTCCGGGATGCCTTTCTCCCCGCGGCCCGCCGCCTTGTCCCGAAGGTACTGCACATAGGCCCTGGTGGACTCCACCACGTTGTACCGTTTCCCGGCGGGGGTGTCCCTTTTCTTCAGTACCCCGTCCCTGGTGAGCTGGTTGATCCACTGGCCCGTCAGGGCGAACAGATTCGCCAGGTCTTCGGCCTTGCAGTAGCCGGGGGTCTCCTCGATTTTTCCTTTTCTGGCGGTCGCCAACCTGATCACCTCTCTGAAAAATGGCATAAAAATAACGCCCCGGAAACGAAAGTAGCCAAAAAAATTTTTTTGGTGACTACACGCGTTTCGGGCGTTTTCTCCCCCGCTCCCCTGGGGGCGGGCGTCACAGTACCTTCGAGTCTAACGAGCAGACGGGCGGCCCCTCCGAGCCGTCCGCCGCCTTGCCGTTTGCGTTTACGCTTGGTGCCGATGGATGGTGTCGAGGATGCGCTCCTGCTCATCCACACCCACGCCGATGCTCTCCAGCGCCTCTCTCGTCCCGCAGTCCGGGCAGATGGGGCCGCTGCCATCTCTTGCTGTAGCAGGGCGCTCGGTGTACGTCCGTCCGCACCTGGGGCAGACACGCTCGACCACTTTGCTGTGCATAGAATTTCCTCCCCTTTGCTATTTGCATACGCATCCAGCAGGATGCGCGGGTCAAAGCCGAAGCTCCGATACCCTTGGGTGCAGGTGATGAAGTAGGAGTTGGTAGGTGTTCCAAGGGGCCGGTCTGCGTACATGACGTAGGCAAAGCCCTCCAGGGTGCGTACCTCGCCGGTACTGGCCAGCGTCATGTCCAATTCCATCCCGACCTTGTGGTAGAACACAGGGTACGGGGTCGCTTTTGGTGTATTTACACCGCCTTGCTGCCGGATTTGAATGCCGATGATCCGGTGAGGTTGCGCAGGAGGATCTTCCGCTCCTCCTTGTACTCAGCCCCGATAAAGCCCAGCCGGAGGAGGAAACACCGAAATGCGTATTTGTCGTTGTCGGTGTCCTTTTCCCTGGCAATGATGCGTTTCTGGTTCCGGGCCATGTCGCAGAGCGCGGTGATCAGGTGCGTGTATGCCTTAACCTCCTCGCTGGTGAGCTCCCCGCTGAACCAGGGGAAGGAAACCGTGTCCTCTCCCACCTGGACCGGCAGGAGTTCAACGCCCAGCGCCTTGCGGAGCAGCTTTCCCTTGGCACCGATGAGGCTGTGGAGATTGTTGAGCGCCTCCGCAGTGAAGCTGGTGGTAGGCATCTGAATGGTCAGCGTATTGCCCTCCTGCGCCGCACTGTCGGGGGCAGGTTCGCTTTCAGCGCCCCCGGCGGGTAATTCCCTGTCCTCGCGGTTGGGGGCCGAAATTTGGGCCTCAAAGCCCATCCCGGCTAGTTGCTCGATGAGGTTCTCAACCTCCTCGCTGTCGGCCCGGTCATCGAAGGTGACGGCACCGTTGCGGTCGATGGTGAAGTAGTCCACCTGGTAGGCAAAGCTGGGGGCACCCAAGTACTTGGCCTCGGCCCCGGTGATGGCGGCGATGGCGGCGATTAGGGGCTTGCGGTCAGCCCCGGTGCGGTTGTAGTTGATTGTCATGGCTTTCTGCCTCCTTGCTTTTGTTGGCTACATATATCACTCTGTAGGCCACAAATAGCAAGTCATTTCTCAGCCTGACTATCACAAATTATCCAGGCCACTCTTGTGTAGACCACACAATGCCGGCGAGGACAAAGAACACATTAGGCAGCGCGACACCGTTCCCCCACATTTTGTACTCGGCTGAATCAGAATGCGGAAACTGTAGCCAGCTGACGATTTGGTTCCTTGTCTTGGGCTTTGTGGCCGTCCCTATGATCCTGCGGTGGGTCTCCCAGACCTCCGACCAGAAAGTGATGTCCTCCTCTGTCGGCTCCGGGGTCTCCAGCCCGGCGCACCACCAGTCCGGGAACCCCTGCAACCTGGCGCATTCTGTGGGGGTCAGCCTTCTCACGGTGTAGCCCCAGTTGACTGCTGTCGGGTCTTTGAAATCCCGCGCCAGCAGCGTGGGGGCCTGCTCCTTACTGACCTGCGAAAATCCGCACATGGTCATGGCGTAGGCCGCAGGGTCAGCCACCACCGCCACCCCGCCCTGGTTGGAGTCCGGGGGATTGCCCCCGGTGTCGATGGTTCTGGCGGTGTCTGTCTCGTAAACGTTCTGGCGGGCGTTTTTGGTGCCCTCTGATGTGAAGCGGACATCGTATGTCCGCAGGCCCACCACAAAGGGCTGGTTGTTACCCCCGGTGCCGTAGGTGGAGTTGACCGTGGGGGCCGTGTCCAAGGGACCGGTATATCTGGTGTCCTGGCTGTGGTTCTCATACACAGCGGCGGGGATCACCCCGGCTCGGAGCGTCGGGGAGCATTCCTCCCCGTATCCGATGGACCGGCTTGCAGCGGAATGCTCCGTGCAGAAGCCGGCGGCCATCACGCAGGGCGGGTGGTGCGCCTCTGCCCGTAAAGTGCAGGTGACTTCTTTTGTCATATCCATACGGCTCCCGCCCTGGTCGTTCAAGCAGATACCGCCTGCCGCTCCAGCGCCAGCCGAAGGATAGTGGGTAGCTCTTTGCCACGAGCGGAAGCCCGCCGCAGAATACCCAGACAGGCCCTCGGACTCAAAGAGTACCCGTCCGGCGCATCGGCCTGTAAGATCTCCGACAAGGTAACAGCGGCGCCTTCGCTGGGGGACTCCCCAGAATTGAGCGTCAAAAACTCTGTACGCAACGCTCCATCGGTCTCCCATGTAAATGTCGGCGTAGGGCCATCGGTTTTTCTCAGGCATAGGCACCGAGGCCCCCGGCTCTGCGATGCCGATGACCGAATCGAGGACTGCCTTGAAGTCGAAGCCTTGGTTCGAGCTGAAGGCCCCGACAACGTTCTCCCAGCAGACCCAGCGCGGATATTGTCCATTGGTTGCATACCTCATTTCCTTGATGATGCGGATGGCCTGATAGAAAAGGGAGGACTGCGCCCCTTCCAGGCCGGCCCGCTTGCCGGCGATACTCATGTCGGTGCAGGGTGAGCCGAAGGTGATGATGTCCACCGGCTCGATGTCTGCGCCGTTGATGGAGGACACGTCCCCCAGGTGCCGCATCCCCGGTAGCCGCTTTGTGGTCACCCGAATGGGGAAAGGTTCGATTTCCGAGGCCCACACAGGAGTGATCCCGGCCAGCAGGCCACCCAGGGGAAATCCCCCAGAACCGTCAAACAGGCTCCCCAGCTTTAACCTATCCACGGGCGCCGACCTCTTTGACCAGGTCTGCGTAGGGAATGCGATCCCCATCCCGAAGGACATGGATGCCGCCAACGTCCCCGGAACTCTCCGCATAGCGGCGGAGGATGACGGAGGCGTACTTCTCATCCAGCTCCATCGTGTAGCAGATCCGCCCCAACTGCTCACAGGCCATAAGGGTGGAACCGGAGCCGCCGAAGGTGTCCAGCACGATGGCGTTCTCCTGGGAGGAATTTTGGAGCGGATAGCCCAACAGATCCAGCGGCTTGGAGGTGGGGTGGTTCTCATTCCGCTTGGGCTTGTCGTAGTTCCAGATGGTGGTTTGTCTGCGGTCGGAGTACCAGCGGTGTTTGCCGTTCTGAAGGAAACCGTACAGAACCGGCTCGTGCTGCCACTGATAGTCGCTGCGGCCCAGCACCAGGGAGTTCTTCACCCAGATACACACCCCGGCCAGATGCAGCCCCGCATCGATAAACGCCCGGCGAAAGTTCAGCCCCTCCGTGTCCGCATGAAAAACATAGGCCGCCCCTCCCGGCTCCAGGTGGGCGACCATGTTTGTCATAGACTGAAGAAGAAACTGATAGAAGTCATCCCCCTTGATGGAGTCGTTCTGGATGGTCAGCCCATCCGAGGACTTGAAGGACACCCCGTAGGGCGGATCGGTCAGGAGCAGGTTGGCCTTCTTGCCGTCCATCAGCGTGGCCACGTCCTCGGCGGAGGTGGCATCGCCGCACATAAGGCGATGCCTGCCCACCGTCCAGACGTCGCCCCGTTTCACAAAGGAGGCTTGTTCCAGGGCAGTGGTGAGGTCGAAGTCATCATCATGTGCAGTCGCTTTGGAAAGGTCGGCAAACATGGAGGCCAGCTCCTGATCATCAAAACCAGTGGGATACACCTCCGCCCCGCTGGCGGTGATGTCAGCCAAAAGGGACATCAGCTTTTCATCATCCCATTCGCCAGTGATTTTGTTGAGGGCGATGTTCAGCCGCCTTTCGTCAACCTCGGACAGATCGACCACGCTGACCTCGCTCTCCTCCACCCCCAGATCCAAAAGGACGCGGAGCCGCTGGTGGCCGCCAATCACGTTTCCCGTGCTGCGGTTCCAGACGATGGGTTCCACGTTCCCGAAGGAGAGGATGGACGCCTTCAGCTTTTCGTAGGCCGGATCTCCCGGCTTGAGAGCTTTCCGGGGGTTGTACTCCGCCGGGTTCAGCTCCGATAATTTCATCTTCACAATTTCCATGTGAAGACCTCCTTTTGTCGTCTGTCACCGCTACATGGCGCTGGCGGCCACCATGCCCGATGCGAGACCACGCGCAAAGGAGAGAAAAGCGCGGAGCCAAAAACCTCCCTTCAAAAAGGATGGCGGCCCTCCCGAAGGAAGGCCGCCTGGCTGATTTAGGATTTTTGCAAGCCTACAATATCACAGTGCGGGGCGTTTCGTCAAGTTTCACACCGTTTCACGCCGTTTCAACTTTTGGGGTTCAGGTACCGATGACAGATCAGCTTAACGCTGTTAGCTGTGTTCCGGCCACCGATGGCCTTGGCCACTTGAGGCCAAGTCATGCAGTGGACGAACCGCAGGCGGAAGACCATGCGGGTCTGATCATCCTCAATCGTGGCTATGTACCTCTCCAGTATTTTCTTTTCCTGGGCGCACTCTGACTCAAGGTGGGAAATCCGCTCCTTCAAGTCCTCGATTTCAATAAGCAGACTGCTTACCTGATCCGAAACTCCCGGTGCATGGGGCATCCCAGTGATCTCCTGCGCACCCAGCCCAGCCGTTGCATACAGCGATGAGAGCATCTGCCGGTTCCGCTCCAACCGTTCATGCAATTTGTAGTAGATTGAAAGTTCCCGCAGCGTCATGCCATCAGCCCCTCCGTGTTGCGTAGTTCTTCAAAATCCCAGACGTTTGGGATTTTGGCTCAGTTGATTCCCGCCGCCAAGATGATCTTCTCGACCTGTTCCGGGTAGGACACGACGGCGGCGGTTCCCCCGGCAGCATTGATTTCCTTGATGGTCTGCTCTTGGATTTTGGAGAGCCGCCCAACCTCCGGTCGCTTGACCTCAAATCCGAAGAAGTGACCGTTGATGATGGCACAAATGTCCGGGATACCTTGGCGGCAGTAAGGCCCGGCCTGGGCTTTCCAGACGAATGCGCCGGGGTATTGCTCCTTCAGCCAGCGGATGATTTTAGCTTGGTACCAGCTTTCTTTGTGGGGGTTCGGCTCACCGCTCACCTTTCCTCACCATCCATTTTTGCTCCACACCAAGGGCAATAGTTGGAAACGACAGGTCGGATTTTTCCTCTGAGGTCGTGTTCATATCTGTCCACTTCTGCTAAAGCTCCACATCGGGAACACTGAGGCCAGTCGGAAATATAAATCCATTTCCCCATAGTGCGGGACGCTGGCATCTGTACAGCCCGATCATCCCAATACTCCGAGGCACCGATCTTCCTGGGCCTGTTGTTGTATGCCTCAATCCAGTCCGGGAGGCTCTCGTTCACGGTGTCGAAGGTCAGTCCCCACCGTTGGCAGGCATCCAGGGCTTCCTGGAGGAGAGGCCCCTCCCGAACAGTCCAGAGGATTAGGCCAGCCCCGGCCTGCTGCTCCTGTTTCGCTTTTTGGATGACCTGCCAGTTTGGCTCCCCAATTTCCGGGTACGCTTCGGTGCAGAGACATCCATCGAAGTCGATTGCGATGGCTTTTCTCATTGCATACCCTCCAGTTCCTTCTTTGCCCACATAGCCACTCCCTTTTTGACGTTGGCCTGGTAATACTCAGTCCCGTTGAAATTTTTGCAGCCTCGGCACCCAACAAGGGTACATGAAATTTCGTCTTTCCACCGTTCCTCCGGCGTGGAATCGCTCTCTGCTCCGCATGGATATTTTAGCGAGGGCATGGTCAGGCCCCCTCACTCAGCGGCGGCGCCTCCTCGAAGACCGGCCCCCCGGTGGCCGGATTGTCCGCCCACTCTCCGGCGGAGGCCGAGGCGGGGACATCGGCGAACAGCTCCAGGTTTTCCTTCTCGCCCTCCATAAACCGGCTGGCCATCATGTCCGCCGTCTGCAGGGCAAGGACGGCGGGGTACATCTCGATGCTCTTGCCCACGGCATTGTCGTTCTCGTAGTTCCCGTTCATCCCCATGTGGTGCCAGATAGCGTACATCTCCTGGCTGGTGAGGGTAGTGTACTGCTTGATGATCATGGCACTCTTGGGGCCGTGGCCCAGGGGCATCATGTCGTTCACAGTGTAAAAGGGAACCTTCTCCCACTTGCCGGTGGCGTCGTTCTTCACGTTCCGGGTGCTGGTGCCGTAGAAGTGGGTTTTGCAGATGTCGTGGAGCAGCGCCATCATGATCACGCTTTCATCCGAGATGGTGTCCACCACCTTCCCGGTGGCCATATACTCCCAATACCCGCCGCCTTCTTCAGCGTCCTCGCTCTACCAGGTGAGCAGCCCCCGCAACGCATCCAGGACGTTGAGGCTGTGCTGGAGGAGGCCGCCGGGGGCGGCGAGGTGATACTTGGTGCTGGCCGGGGCCTTGTAGAAGTCGCTCTTCTGGATGTACTCCAGCAGCTTGTCCATGCCGGGGCGCTGAACCTTGGCCAGTTCCGCCTCAAAGCGGGCGATGTTGTTCTCGATATTCATTTCGTGTCCTCCTTCAAAAATTTCTGCCCGCAGAAGACGCACCGCTCCGTGCTGTACGGCATCTCACCGCAGGCCGGGCATTTCGGTTCGCCGTCCGGGATGAATGCATCGCCGGTCGCATTGAGCGTGGGGACCCACAGGAGTTTAACCGGCGGCATCTTTCCGTTCGGCTTATCATCGTCTTCCGGCTGGTGCTCACAGCCGCGGCACATCCTGCCCACACCACACCGAAAGTCTTTGTCCCAATGGCATCTGATGACGCCGATACCATACTCATTCACCTGGCTCACCTTCACGCAGGAGTTTCTCCCCCTGGGCCTTAAGCTCCGGGAAAATCTTCTCTTGCTCCTTCTTGATCTGCTCGTACTCCCGGAGGTACTTTTTGAAGGTGCTTTCCTTGAACCTCTTGGCGCGGGCCGCCTTGATTTTCAGCTGCACGGCCTTCCGCCGCTCGATCAGGCTCCGCATCGTGCTGTTGGTGGTGAGGATGTGGTACTTGGCGCCGCAGGCCGGACAGGAAAAATACTGCACCTCCAAGTCGCCATCTCGAAGTGATCCCAGGCGGGAGTCATCCACGGTGAACTGCTGACCGCACTTATTGCAGTCGATGGGTTTGTCAAACAAAATCATGCTGTGTCCTCCTTCAACTGTGGCGGGTACCGATAATCGCGGCCGGTGTAGTCGCTGTTGATCCAGCACCCGCTCCCTGGGTAGCCCTCTGTCTTGGGCCACCAAAATTTCTTGAAAATTCTGTTGTAGATCCATCCGCTGTCCAGGCGCTTGCAGTGCCGCGCCCAGTAGCGGTTGAAAACCCGGAGGCGGGGCTCGTAGGTTCTGTTGACAAGGTCGTGGTACTCCTCCATGCTCAGCCGGTCAATCAGAGCGGCCCGAAACTGGTCAACCAGGCCGCCTGGTTTCTTTTCACCCTCCCCGATGGTGGCAAGGCACTTGGCCAGCCACTCATTTCCGGCTGTGTCCTCCGGGTAGGTGGGAAAGTCCTCCTCAAGCTCGACACACTTCCGGTAGAACCAGACCGCCCCGTCCATGACCTCCGCCACCAGCGTGTTGTAGGATCTGGCGTACCGGGTAGTGAGCTGCTGGAGCGGAACCTTCTCCCGGTTGTTTTTGAGCTTTTGGAAGTCGGCATGGAACCGTGTCAACCGCTGGCCGTCATTCTCCATTTTGGTGCCTCCTCTCGGTTGCCCCCTGTGCGGCCACAGGGGCGCGTTGTTGGCCTTGTTTGCCTGGGTGGTGGGGTTTACCCTTCTCTCCCCGTTGCCGCCCCACCGTGCGGCGGGAAATGGCCCCCTTTCACCTAATTGCGCAGTGCAGGTGAAAGGCAAAAATCCTTGATGGCTCAAAGGCTCCCGCCGGTTCCTTTCACCTTTCACCTAAATTTCTAAACTGACACCGTTTTTTTAGAATGAAGTCCGTATGTCTTGAAATTGCGATTTGCAATCGTTTTGCAATAAAACAGTGTAATTGGTGAAATTAGGTGTAATAGGTGAAAGGTAAAGCCGCTATCCTTTGCCGCTCTAAGGCTTAACCGCCTTTCACCTAACCTTTCACCTGGCCTTTCACCTAAAATCAGGGGAAAGGTTTTGTGGTTTAAAATGGCAGCTCCTCGTCCTCACCATCAATAGGGGTAAATTGCTGCTGCTCCCACTCTGGCTGAGCGGCAGCGGCCCTGGCCTCGGTCAGCTCCTCCGCATCGTCCACAGGATCATCTGCCTTAGATAATTTCCCAATATAGAACTCCACAAAGCGACTACTTCGGTTCCCAAACCACTTCATAACGGTGTAGGTCTTTCGTCCGCCGCGTTCCGTGTAGGAAGAAATCAATTCTTTTTCAGCAAGATATTTCATGGTCTTCCTGGGCGAGTATCCGGCTTTCGTCAGGGCTTGGTTCAGCATGGAGGGGAAAATGTAGGCAGTGTTCCCGGTCTCGCTGGCAAAGCCCAGGCAGGTACCCACAGTGTTGGAGCCGAAGTATGCTTTGTTCGACAGAACCCAGTCCACAATGAACTGCACCGCGTTCTCGTTGACGTCTGTGGCATTGCTCTCCACCTGACTGATCAGGATGTCGGAGGCCATCTGCTTTGCGGAGGCCCAGGACACCGCCCACTCCCCGCCGAAAAACCATGTGTCGATGAGAGCGTCCGCCAAGGCGACGGCTGCGATGCCAGCGATGTGGGAGCCGTTCTTGCCCTCGCTGACGGTGCGGACATAGTTCTGCATTTCCTCGTACATCTCCACAATCTTGCGCTCATCCATCTGGAGGATCTTCTCGATAAAGGCCGGGCCTGCCCAGCCGCAGTCTGTGGCCGACTGTTGGTGCATCAGGGCCGCATCCGCCTCGTTATCAAAGGGGCCACCGTATATTTCCAATACACGGGTGCTGACGCCGGTCTGGGTGGTTTCCGTGCTGAGTGGTTCCTCGCCGGTGGCCAGGGCCACGGTGCGCCATTGGTGGATGGTCTGGAGGCCACCGCCCTTGTTGCCCCGAATCTTCCCGGTGCCGCTGGCAATCATGTACACGATCTTCTCCAAGGCCCCCTGGTTGTTCCCGGCCAGTTGGCGCTCATCGATGCCCAAAGGCAGGTCGCAGTAGAAGGCCGCCGTCCGCTCCAGGCCGACCTGGGTAGCGTTGAAGCTGACCATGAGCCGCTCCGGGTCCCCCCAGGCGGAGAGAGCTGCTTTGAGGGCGGCGGTCTTTCCGCCTTTGGAGCCACCCCAGTTGTACACGAAGAATATCCGCTGTTTCACGATCCGTAGCAGGGGCGCGGCGAACCCGGCCGCCAGGATAAAGCGGAACTTCATCCTGGCCCGGTGGGGGGCTATGTGCTCCACCCACCGCTCCATGGTACCGTTCTTACAATAGGCCGCCGCCATGCCACGTTGGGATGGGTCTATGTCCAGGGTCAGGCCATCGTCGTGGCCAGGCAGGAACCGCTTTCCCGGCTGCCAACCGAAGGTTGATGTGGCGTCGTTCTTGGGAATCAGGTCGATGTTCTCAGCCTCCAGCGCCCCCAGGAAGCTGACCACCCGCTTGGCGTTCTCGCTCGTGACGGTACAGCCCAGGTCGGCCAGTGTGGTGATGGATCGGCTGGAGAAGATGGTGGAGCGGGGGTAGATGGCGGTCTGCCACTGGCCGTCCCGCTTGAAGGCCACTTCAATTTTCTCATCACCGGTTTCCAGGCTCTTGAGACGTTGGGTGAGGATGATGGGCGTTCGGCAGACTCCCACCGGGGTATAGGTCTTTTGGTCGATGGCGCTGATGCCCTTCTCCGAGTAAATCCAGCCCTCCGGCTGGCGCAGGTTGATGGGCGCCCCTTCAATGGCCTCCGGGGTGAGCTGCGCCTCCAGGTCGATCCGCTCTGCCCCCTTAAGGGCTTCCCTGATCAGCTGGGCCGCCTCTTCCTTGCCATGCTTGATAAAGAGGTCGCTGGGGTCTTTGGTGCCGAGGCGGTCGCATGACCACAGGTAGATCTCCCCGGTGAACCCGCCTTCCTTCAGACCGCAGAACAGCTTACTGGTGAAGGTCTCACCGCCGCCGTCCGGCTCTTTGTGTATGTAGAGCTTCAGTCCTTGGATGACCGCCGCCTGGTAGGATTTGAACATGGAGGCGCCGGCCACACCGATGGCGGGGAGGCCCATGTACCAAAGGCTCTGGGTATCACTCTCACCCTCCACCAAAATGGCCCAGCCTACCTTGCGGATATCCGGGAGCCGCCACTCACCGTAGAGGCATATCTTCCCGGCGCTGCCGCGCTGCCAGCGGAACTCGTTTTTGCCGTACCGCTTGCGCACGGCGGCCTGCTGGCCATCCTCGGTGAAGTAGGGCATCTGGAGGCAGGTCAGCCCCGCCCGCTCCTTTTTCGTTGATACCCGACAGGTTTCCGTCAGGAAGTCCACCGGGAGCCGCTTATCAAAGCTGTACTGCTCCACGCTGTAAGGGGCAAGGTTGGGGCCGCCGCTGCCCGTCTGTTTCGGTTTGGGCTTGTCCTGGGCCACACCGTATTTCTCCAGAATCTCCTTGTATGCCTGCTTGGTGTCGCACCCGTGGTACTTCGCCCAGAAGGTTATGAAATTGCTGCCCTCATCCTCCGAAAAACAGTACCACTGGCCGGTTTTCAAATCCACGGAAAAGCTGTTCTGCTTATCCCGGTGGAAAGGACACAGGCCCACCAGGTTGTCCCCGGTTATCTGGTATTTCTCAATGACGGCGGTGTACTCCGCCCGGTAGTCCACTATCCGGTCGAGGTCTACATTTTCTCTTGCCGCCATGCATCATCACCGCCCGTCTATTGTAAAATGTTCATCCTGGCACTCCCATTGTGTATTGTGGGCTGGCACCGCCGGTCGGCGGCACCAGCCCTATGTGGTTTACGCGAAGGGTAGCGGAGCGTCCCCATCGTTGTGGGGCGGGGCCTCCTCGAAGGCGCCGGTGCCGTTGAGGGCATCCATCTCGGCATCGTCCGGGGTGACGTCCACCGGCCGGCCCCGCTCCGGGGCGGCGGTGTAGTCATCCAGCGTGAGGGCCATACTCTGATACTGTGCCTTGATCTCATTACGGAGCTGGATCACCTTGGCGGCGGCGTCCGGAGGAAGGAGGCCCTTCTTCTTGATGACCACCTTGCTGTAGGCCACGCCGTTGCTGTTCTGGACCTTTTCCAGCGTCAGGCTCACAATCATCCCCGTGTAGGGCGTCCCGCTGGCCAGGATCTTCGCCAGCTGCTTGTTCACATCCTTGATGGAGGTAGGCGGTACCGACAGTAGGTAGAAGTTGGGGTCGCCATCCATCAGCAGGTAGATGCGGCGCATATTTTTGCACGCCTTGCCCTTGCTGGGGTTGCCCTTGTCATCTGTACCGGTGCCGTACTGGTTGTAGGGGCAGGTCTCGCACGTCCGAACCTCCCCGGTCTCCGTCCACACGGCAGTCTTGCCGTCCATGCTGGAGCAGACCGGGATCTTGTCCTTGGCATCCTTGGCGGAGCCGAAGGAGCCGGGCCAGTACCCGCTCAGGCGGTGGGTGAACACGATCACGCCCAGGATTTCCTTCATGGGGTCGGCGTCGCCCTCATCCTCGCCCTGGACCTCGTAGGCGATGCCCCCTCCGCTGGGGACCTTGATTTGGCGGCAGGTGATGCCGCTCTCCGGGTCCAGGTCCTCCATCTCATCCTTCAGCTCGGCCAGGAGTTCCGGGTCGATGCTCTCGTAGCGGTTGGCGATGGCGAAAGTGTCCATCGTGGCCAGGGCGGTGCTGTTCTTCTTGTCTGCCATAGATTATTCCTCCATTTCGTTTTCGCCGTCGTCGGCGGGTTCAACTTCTTCAAATGCGGCCTCGGCCAGTTCTTCCAGCGGGGTGGCATCATCCCGGCTGGTGGTCTCAGCCGTGTACAGATTGTTCAAGGTGCGCTTCATCTCAGCGGCGGCCACCAGCAGAACATAAGCGGCCTTGGTGGTGCTGTTTACAATGGAGCTGGTGGCATCGATGGCATTGAAATTGGGGTCAGCCAGGGTGCCCAGCAGGGTATCGGTGTCGTTCTTGATGGCCTTGACCGCCGAGGTGATCTTCACCAGCTGCTCGGCGGCGACGCCGTAGGCTTCGTGGCGGTTGCGCACATAGGGCGGGGCGGTCATGGTCGCATGGGCAGCCTGTCGGTGATGCTCCTGGATCAGCAGGCCGGCGCTGGCGATGGCCTCTGTGGTCAAGTCTTCAATGACGGCCTGCAGTGCAGAACGGGTGTCGAGCTCCATCTGCTCGTAGTCATTGTTCATTTTTTCTTCCTCCCCGCCGATTCTTTCCTCCGGGTGATGTCATTGTACTCATAGCTGCGGATCACGGAGTCCAAGCCCTCGCTCAGTTCCCCATGCTCCTCCACATAGTCCTTGATGGTAGACTGGAGGGTGCGGGGGTCCACCTTTTCCACGATGATGTCCCCCAAGCCCTCCTCCCGGAGGACATCCAGGAAATCCAGCCCACCTTCAGCCAGCTCCTCCTCCGACCGCTTGGTGTAGGACGTCTTAACGGTCAGGGTAAAGCAGTAGCCGCCGGTGGAGATGCGGGGGATGTCCTCATCCACCATCTGCTGGGTGATTTCCGCTTTCGCCGCCTCGATGGCGGCGTTATTGGCCTTGGTCTGTTCAGCCAGGTCATCCTTCCGCTCCAGAAGGGCCTGGTAGTTCTTGATCATGTCAAGCAGCTCCATGTTCTTCATCCTTTCTGCGCCTTAAGGGCGCACTCTGTACAGAGAAACTGTATATCCCCGCCATACAAACTCTTCAGCACCTTGGCATTGTCTGTCTGATACCAGCACTCCCTTCCACACTCCGGGCAGGTAGTAAGTTGCCAGTCCTCATTCATTGGCTTGGGGATGTTGCTCCGAAGTGCCATCATGCCGATAGGAAATCCGGGAGCCGGTGTGGCCGAGGTGATGGTCTTAGCGGTTTTGAACTGTGAAGGGAAACCCTTGAATTTTTTACTGGGTCCCATCGCCAGTGCCTCCCCTCAGCAGCCGGGCGCATCCCCAGTTGTTCGGGTTGCTCCCGGTACCCTCGGCTATGAAGGGGAGCGTATACACATAGGCCATGCACTTGTGCCTGATGCAGGGTTGGAATCGCTCCCACTCGACCGCTCTGCCGGTTATGTCATTGCTTTCTCGCTCGACCACCTTTCTGAAGGGGCAGAGCTTTGTTTTTTTACTCACAGATGTTCCTCCCTTAGAAGAATTGCCGCCAGTCATCCACAATGGTCTTCGCCAAGTCTTCCTTGGCGGCCAGCGATTTAAGAATCAGCTCATCCACGGTTTTCTCGGCCACCAAATGGATGTATGTGCAGGGGTGCCGCTGGCCAATGCGGTGAATACGGCTGAGGCTCTGCTCGTAGGTGGCATAGTTGAAATTCTCCGAGTAGTACACGCAGGTGTCCGCCGCCGTCAGGGTGATGCCGGTACCCGCTGTGTCGATTTGGCCCACAAAGACCATGGTGGCTGGGTCGGTCTGGAACTGCTGGACGATGTCGCCCCGCAACTCCTTTTTGATGTCCCCGTAGATGGCCACCGTCTTCATCCCGTGCTTGCCGACCATGTCGTTGGCCAGTTTAATGATTTCCATCACCTCCGGGATGAACCGGGCGAAGATGACCAGCTTTTTCTTTCCTTCCACCACATAGTCCTGGAGGATGTCGGCCAAGGCGTCCAGCTTGCCCCGGCTCACCAGCTGGGGCCTCGCGGCATCGTCCTCTACCAGGAACCCGCCGGTGAACTGCTGGAGCCGGAGAAGCTTGGTAAGGACTGTGGTGGCCGTGATGGTGCCGCCGCCATCCAGCTCGGCGAAGCTGTCCCGCCGGAGCTTATCGTAGATGTTCCGCTCCTTCTTGCTGAGGGTGATGTACCTGTTTTCAAAGGTCTGCTCCGGCAGGTCGAGGGCCTCCTCCTTGGTCACCCGGTAGGCGATGCTGTGTTCCTTTTTGATCAGGGCGTCCAGGTCGCGGTACTGCACGATCTGCTTGCGGTTGAACCCGCCCATCACACAGTACCTCCCCCGGAAGGCGTAGAAATTCATGCCGAAGATGGTAGGGTCGAGGAAACGGTACTGGCTGAAGATGTCCACCGCCTCGTTCTGTACCGGGGTGCCGGAGAGGATCAGCTTGTACCGGGCCTTGTCCCCCAGCTGGTGCATGGCCTTGCTCTGGGCGGCATCGTGGGTCTTGATGCGCTGGCTCTCATCAGCGATGATGAGGTCAGCGTCATAGGCCAAGAGCCTGTCGAAGATGTCCTCCCGCCAGGTGGACTCGTAGTTGATGACGGCCACCTTCAGCGCCTCGAAGGGGAACTTGTCCAGGTCATCCAGCGCCTTGATGCGGGATTTCTTGTCGCCGAGCAGCACCTTGACGGTGTACTTGAAATCGGCGTACTCGTTGAACTCCTTCGGCCAGACGGCGCAGACGCTGGTGGGCGCCACGATCAGCACCTTCTTGACCATGCCCATCTGGTACCCGGCCCCGACCGTGGCGATGGCCGTCAGGGTCTTGCCACAGCCCATTTCGGCTATTCAAACAGGAAGCCGAAGCCTTTTCCTGTTTGCATTAGATCATCCCCCTTTCCTTGGCAAGCCGCCAGTGAAGCTTCATGTGTTCCCTGTGAGGCAGAACTACCAAATTTTCAATCCGGTTATCATCATGAATGCCGTTGATGTGGTGGACATCTTCCCACGGCTCCAGCTTTCTTCCCAAGTGTTCCTCCATGATTTTCCGGTGCTCGGTGTAAAGCCCACGTGTCACCGCATCTGCCTCCAAAGCAAGCTTCGGGTTTCGCTCTACATTCAGCGCAGTGAGGTGCGGGGCCTTGTGCCCAGCCGAGTGGCCGGGAACATTGATCTGCTGACGGACATGGCCGCTCAGCCAGGAAAGACGACACTCATTGCTGCAGAAGTTCCGGCTCCGAACCAGCGAAGGAGAAACCTTGACTTCCTTCCCGCAAGCGGCGCATTTTACCTTCTGGCCCTTAAACTGTGCGGCATCGTGACACTCTTTGCTACAGAAACGAGTGTGCTTTAGCGCAGAGGGCTTGACATGGAACGCTTTTCCGCACTTCTCGCATACCGCATTCAAATCCATTTGCCTCATGCGACACCACCCCCCATCTGCTCCAGCGCGGCCTTCACAAGATTTCTGGCCGCCTGTTTTACATCGTCTTGGGCAATGCGATCAATGGCCTTCATCATCTCCAGATAGCCCTTCTGCCAAGAGTCGACCCGTACCTTGAACTCCGCCACATTGGGATCGGCTGCGGCCAGTTTCTTCTCCAGGTTGCGAATCTGCTCGGCACCCTCGGCCTTGGCCTTATTCACCGCCTCGGCGGTCAGAGCGTCCTTTTCCTCCTGGGTGAGTTCCCGAACCTCCGGCCCCTTGGCCTTCAAATCGGCCAGTTCCTTCTGGGCAGCCTCCAGAGACTCCTCGGCGGCCTTGCGCTTTTCCTCGGCTTTCTTCTTGGCATCCTTGGCTTTGTCCACTTTCTCGGTCATCTCGGCGATGGCGGCCTGCCGGGCGGCCTCCACCGCCGCCGTGTCCGCCTCGGCGGGCCGGCTGCGGAGTTCCTCCAGCTCCTGCGCTAAGCGCGTGTGCTCCTCCTCAGCGGCCTGGGCGGAGGTGTTGGCCTCGCTCAGAGCGTCCTGGAGCCGCTGGGCCTTCTCCCGCTGCTTATCAAGGGCCTCCTGGGCTTCTCGTGCCTTCCTGTTGGCCTCAGTCGTTTCCACATCGGCAGCGGTCAGCTTGGCCTTGTAGACTTGGGCCTGATCGGCGAGTTCCTCCCGGAGCCGCTCCGCCTCCTGCTGGAGCCCACGGGCTGTCTCCTCGGCGGCAGCGGCCTTTTCTTCAGCTTCGTCCCGCGCCTTGAGCGCCTCGTTTAACTCCCGGACGCTCATGTGCTCCACATCATTCTCGCGCACGAACTTCTCCCGTTCATCCTCGTCCGGGATCACCAGAAGGCTCAACGCCTGGGAGAATGTCAAACGCCCAAACGTCTGGGATTTTGCTTCGCCGCCAAACAAACTCTGCTGGTCACTCCCGTACTCCCGGAACACCCGCATGAGGTTCTGCGCCTGGGAAGGGGAGTAGTCCACCTCGTTCTTCAGATACTCGCCCCAGCTCCCGTGGGGCAGCTTGGCCTTGGCCTCCGTCAGCCGGCGCCCAACCTCGATGGAGGCGTTGAGCACCATCCGGCCGGTCTGGTTCTTAATTGTGCGGATTTCCGCCGCCAGAATGTCAGGCGTCTTGCCGGAGTCCACAGGAGGGAGGGGCACCTCCGCAGTGGCGGGCGGGCCGCCCACCCCAAAGTCCTGACTGAGGAGCTGGCCCTCAGTTACTTCCATTTCGCTCATGCTACTGCTCCTTTCTTCTTGGGCAATTTGGGATTGCCCTCCTTGTCGCGCCTACTGCCCTTTTCCATCCAGTCCAGCCAGGTATCCAGGAACTCCCGGTAGACCTCTCGTGGATCAGGGGCAAAGCGGCCTTTGGTCGTATGTAAACCCTCGTTTTTGAATCCGTGGATCTGCACCAGCTTGTTCCCATTCATTTCAATGGTTAGCCACGGCTCGTCCGGCTTTTTGACCTTCCGCATGAAAAGGATGGTCGTTTTCCCTTGGATGTGCCGGTCTGCGTAGCCTCCCACACAGTGCTGGAGTTTCCTGGCCTCAGCCAGAATTTCATCCTTACCGAGGGGTGCCAGGATCACATAGCCGTCCATGGTGAAGCCGTACTTCTTCTCCAGCTTCTTGCGGTGCTCCTCGTACTTCTCCTCCGCCAGACGTGCCTGACGCTCCCACTTGGCCTGTTCAGCCTTCTGCTGGCGCTCCCATTCCCGCCGCTGGGCCGCCCGCTCCCGCTCCAGCTTCGCCTGGTGCTTTTTTGTGGCCTCGTCGTGCGCCGCTCCAAGGTTCCGGGGGAGCAGGACGTTTTCCCGGTGGAGAAGGTAGCCCGTGGCCTCGGCGGCGGTAAGGTAGTCCTCCCAGAACCGCAAGGCCGAGCCAATACTCTGCATTCCTCCGTACTGGGCACATCCCACATAGCCGTCCAGATATCGGATCAGCTTTTCCGGGGGCAGGTTCCACTTCTTTGCGGCAGAGAAGGTTTTCTGAATGTTCAGACCATTCCTCATCCACTCCGCACACTGTGCCAGCGAAGCACGGCCCTTCAGCCGCTTGCGCAGCTCCAAAATCTGAATATCGCGGTTCGTGCTGAGAAAGGTATTCATATCCTGTCGGCTCAAGCCGAAGGCTTTCGAGGGGTTCGGCTCGTCCCAATTGATGACTGCGGCGTGCTTCACACCCCGCTCAACGAAATCCATGACCACGTCGCTCATCCCGGCCTTCATCAGCATCTCAATCTGCCGGGGGTAGAAACAGCAGGCGGTCAGGAAGTGCAGAAACTTTGTGAATTTCTGCTCTGCCTCCTCTGCCATGCAATAACGGAAGGGGCTTTTCTGGATTTCCTCCAGACCAATTACATCATAGCCGACGCCATAGTCCGCATTGGCGGTGAATGGGCCGTGGATGTGCCATTTGCCTTTGGTGAGCGGCCCATCCTGGCGCTCAATCGACATGAAGGGCTGATCCCAATACCAATCTCTGGTGGTTGCCTCCGCCAGTCCAGGCTTGAACCGATACACGCCCACCAGCTTGATTTTGGGCTCGCCCGTGAGGCTGTACCCCTTGTCTCTGCTGTAGTGCTTGGCGCAGTCGTAGGCCCTGGCCCACAGTGCCCCCCGGTACCACCGAAGGACAACCGCCCGCCGGTATCGGCTCAGATTGTCCCGTCCTCCGCTGTAGCGTAATTCCTTCACAATGACCATCTTCCCGCAAAGGGGGCATTGTACGGTTGGTTTTGGCGGGTCCTGGTAGCTGTTTTTTGGTTCCCGCTGGTGGGGCGTCCACATGACCGCCGGGAAGTTCCGCTCCGGGGTAGTCACCATCATGTCTTCATCCTGCACTACCATGTGCTTGCGGCAGCAGGTAGTCCAGATCTCATCGGTGCGGGAACGGCGGAAGATGTACGCGGGGAACAGGGCGTTGATGGCGTCCCGCTCCGCCTGGTTCAAGGGCGGGGCCTTGCCGGCGAATTGCTCGGCCTTTTCCATGCTTGTCACATCTCACGCCCCCTTACAGGAAGTCCTCAAGGTCGAGGATCTTCGGGCCTGTGCTGGCCACCGGAGCCGCGGCCGCATCCTCGGCCTCCACATCGGCGCAGAGGTTGACCGTCATGTGGAACTTCACATCGGCGCCGGGGAAGTAGAACCTCACCGCCCGGCGGAACGCCTCCAGGTCGGAGATTGCGCTCCCGCAGCCCTTGGCCACCGCTTTCATGCAGTCGGCGAAGGTGCCGCCCTGGACCACCGCCTGGGCAAACTCCGCATCCTGGCGGCAGAACCCGTCCAGGGCCTCGCACACGGCGCCCTTCATGGCGCTGGCATACCTGTCGTAGCTGCCGGAGTTCTTCTCGGACTCCAGTTTCTTTGCCGCTTGCTCGTACCATTCGTTCATAAAAAACCACCTTCCTCTTGCGTCCCGCCATGAAAGGTGCTATAATCCTCTTAGGCAAGGACATTTTTCCTGATGTTTCCCAGCCGCTTGGCCTCTCCGTGTTGCAGCATGGAGAGGTTTTTCATGCGCATTTCATAGCATCACCCCACGTTCCCTCCGAAGTTGCCCCCCCCCCCCCGCCAGAGCGAGGAATCGAATCCAACATTGACATCAATACCTAGGCCATCGTCTGGTGGCAAGTCGAAATACCGGCCTGTGAAGGGGTTGTTGTAGCGCATACCCAGTTCATCAAGTTCCCGCATGGCCCGCTTGAGAGTTGCCCAGATCATCCTGGCGTCATCCCAGGCGTAGATAAAGCCATCTGGTGCGATGATACTTTGTTTAAATTCTCTGTTGCAGTACCTCGAAATGGTTACGCGGTCAAATCCGGCGGCAAGGGCCGCTTGCCTTGCACTTGGGTAGGCATCCACTACTTCCAGCGATCTGTCAATTTTGATCACAGGCAGCTTTTTACAAAAGGATTTCGGCCCTTTTATCTTTAAGCGGGTGATGTCACTAGTCTTCATGATGCATAGGTTGGAGAGGCGAACGTCTGCCGGATTGTTATTCTTGGTGCAAACACTGTACCCAGGCTTTCTTGGCCCAATCCAAGTGTCGGCCATCAACGTGGTCATATACCTGTTGATTCGCTTTCCATTGGGTGAAGTTAACTTGATTCTGAGGCAGGTGCTGCCGCTCTTGCGATTTCGCCACAGTTCTGGAGACATAACTTTTGGATCTTCCCATCTAGAGTTTTTGTGCCCCTTCCCTTTTCGGTAGGACCGAACTCGGCCCTCGGTGCTGATCTGATACCAGCCATCGTATCCTGGTATGTCTTTCCATTCCTCCTTCTGATTCATCCGGCAACCGCCTCCCCGGGCTTCACCCATCCGAAGGTCAGCATGGCCATGTTTGCGCCGCGGACCTGGTGGGCGTAGAGCGGCATCTTCACGGGGTACTTGTAGAAGGGGGCCGGCTCCGGGTTCACTCGCTCCCGGTCCACCGCATCCTGCAGGGCGTGGAGCTCCCGCCACCGCTGCTCCACCGTTGAGGGGAGACGGACGATGCTGGTCAGCTTGTCCAGCAGTTCGATGTCGGCGGTTCCGTAGAGGGACTGGCTTTTCTTGTCCCACTTCATCTTGTTCCAACTCTTGATGATGGCGAACTGTACGTTGTCCACCTCCACCAGGATCAGGGTGTTGCCCTTCAAGGCCATCTTCATACGCGGCCATCCTTCCACAACTCGCGGATTTCGGTAACCCAATCCAGGATCGTCCGCTTGCCAGGGTAGTACATGAAGGGGAGGAGCAGGAGAAGGTACTCTCCGCCGATAGCGTTGTAGTCCCGCTCAGCCTGGGCGATCTGCCTACTCCATGCAAAGGCGAGGGCCGTCACCAGGAGTACGGCAGCCAATTCAAGCGCCACCGATGCAAGACTCCTTTTCGGTTTCATATGTAAAACTCCTTCCTATGGATCAGTTGTCGAACCAGAATACGATGCGGATATTGGCATCGTTGGAGCCGTCATCATCTTCCGGTCTGAAAATCCAGAAGATGTCGCGCTTGCGTTCCTCCAGGGCTTCCAAAAGCAGATCAAAGCAATTCGGCTCTGCTTGCCACTCCATCCATTCATATAGTTCGGGCATTCCAATTCCCTGGTACCAAGTATCCGGTTCCGCACCAGTTTCTCTGAACCGAATCGCCTGCTCCTTTTCCACAAATCCTTTGCGATTCACTTTGCTGACAGTTTTAATTTTCTCCTTCAGTTCAGCAAGGGTGGCGTAGCCGGGTGTGTGTGCATCTTGGCCCCATCTGGCATACTCAGCGGTGGTGTGCTCATTGGCATCCTTTGGAAATCCGCGGTCAAAGCCGAAGCTGGGGTTGTGTCCATAATTTCTTACATCAGCGAGGAAGGAAAACAGTTCATAATCCCTGATATTGTAGATAGCCTTGACAGTCATACGAGGCTCCCCTTCGTAGCTGGAAAAGGGATTGTGCCGCCAGTTGTCCACGTTGAACCATTCATTGGAGCCACAGGGAAATCTGCGCGCTTCAACCATTACATGAATATCGCATCCCATGGAATTGCTCCTTTCTTTACAGTAGTTAGGCCCACCGCCGCCTCTTGATAGCTTTCATTTCCGGCCTCGCCTGGTGGGTGGCCCGCGCCAGGTACTCGGCGATGGCCTCGTCGGTGATCCAGACCTTGCTACCGGGTTTCCGTTGTATGTAGGCCAGCCGACCGGTGCTCCGCTCAAGATCCAGCGTGGGCAATGACATCCCAAGCCGGGCCGCAGCCTCTTTACGGGTCATCAGCGTCATTTGCGTCACTCCTTGTCGATTGCGTACTTGTCAGCCACCAGGAGGATGTGATATAATCCAGCTGTGGCCTTTTTCGTGGGTTCGAGGGGGTCGCTTGCCCTGTCAGGTGTCGTCAGCACCTGATGGGGCATCTTTTTGGCTTGTCCCTTTCTTCACCGTATGGTATGATTAGGCTGGAGAAAGGAGGTGTGCGGATGAGCATTCGAGAAAAATCGCTAAAAATTGCAAGCTATCTGTTCGAAAAAGCTGTTGAGTACGGGACTTTCAAGAACTCCTATCCTGCAACATACGGCGAACTGGGCGATGCTTTAGGTATGTCCCCCAAGGAATGCCGCCTTTGTTGCGAATACCTGGAGAGCATCGGCTGTGTCAATGTGACAACAAATCCAGATGGAAATGGCACAGACCTCTTATTCAAAGCAATGCCTGCCGTAGTCGATTTCCTCGAAAACACTCCAAGTTAATTTACCGCAAAAACGCGATAAAGCACCTTTGCAATCTCCGGCAGGGCCGCAATCTCTGCCGGAGATGCGTTTTCCTTAGCCACTGTGCGATGCACAAACTGAACAAGGTCTTCCGTAACCGCAGAAAGCTGCTCTTTTGTCGGACTGAACTGCGATACCGCTTCTCTGGACGACGGCATTTTCTTCACCTCCTATCGCCGCCTGGGGCGGCTTTTTTCATGCGCTGGGCTGGTCAACGTCCCGCGCCGAATGGTCGGTCAGCATCTCATCCACCGTGATACCGAAGAAGTCCGCCACCAGCTTTGCCGCAGTTACGCTGGGGGAGGATTTGCCCCACTTGTAAATGCTCCCAGTTCCGATGCCGACCGCCTTTTCCAGCTCCGTGATGTTGGTTCCGTGTTCGCGGCACAAACGCTTGACGTTGTCTAAAATCAAAATCTCACCTCCTCTGCCTTGACACAAATCAGAAAATTTGCTAAAATGCTTTTGCTGAAACAATAGAAAATTTTCCAAAAGTCCGCTTTTTAGGGGGCTTAGTGTTTTGTTGTCTTTAGGCTCCTTTGCAGCCTGGGCAGCGAGATCCTCCAGAGTGTGGCACTCCTCGTAAGCGGACCTGTACTGTCCGGCGAGAATGACCTTGATCTCTTCGAGCGTATAAATTTTTTGCATAAAAATTCCTCCTTGCATAGCCGGCAGGAGGATGATATACTGTCCTCATGCGGGCCGATTGGGTGTTTCAATAGGTTCCGCTAGCCCTGTCAGGTGGTTGCTTCACCTGGCGGGGCGTTTTTTGCTTGTCCCTCCTTCTACCATGTGGTACAATCCCAGTACAGGCTCCTGCCAGAGCCGAGTACGTAGAACGGAGACGTTAAAAATGTCTGGATTTAGGTGCCCGTTTTGTGGAATGATTATGAGTGTGGATCACTCAACGAGGAGAGCATCTTTCTTTGATTTCGATGGCAAAGTTGGGGCGGTGTTTTATGAGCATAAACCATTTCTTGAAATCAACATTTATAGATGCCCAAATGATTCATGCCAGAAAGAAACCGTCATTGCCCTTGGACAAAACGGCTATATCGATGGGAAAACAGTTCTGATTTATCCACCAAGTAATGCTATTCGATTTCCTCATTATGTGCCTAAAGCAATACGGCAAGATTACGAGGAGGCTTGTTCTATTAG